ACCCAATAAATTATTGCTAAAACCTCCGGAATATATACTCCATACTTCTTGCGGACTTAAAAATCTAGAGTAATGACGAGTATTTGATAAATAACCGGTAAATGATGGGCTCTCGGGAGTGCCACCGAATATAAATGGTTTTAAAGCAGCTGTAGTCATTGCGGGTTGGGTATATTGCGGGTTAGAAGGTATAGTTGTATTTACCAATTTTCCATTCACATACGTATCTATTTTGTTGTCTCCGAAACATACTACTAAATTTACCCATTTTTGTATACTTATATCCTTTATAGTGATTTCTGGGTCTGTTTCATAATTTACCGTGTCATTGAGTGGGGCGGTTATATATCCAATTTTAACCTGATTTTTGTATCTATCCAAATAAATATTTGGGCTTGCTCCTTTATCAGTCATTCGGGTACATAAATTTTTTGTATCACTTAACATATCATTCCAGTCATTAATATACATCCATAATGATATAGAATAAGATGATTTCTGGGTATAAGATGATATAGGTTTTATACTATTCGCATTCTTTGGAGAATCAGCTCCTTCGCTATATGATTTAAACATGGATAAATTCATAATTATAACAATAAATATTACTAAAACAGCGACAATCATTACAATTTTAGCGCGACCCTCAATTTGGTCTGTCAATACAAGATACGCACCAATTACACCCAATAAAATAAATATAATCGTTGTAAAAGAAGTCAGGTCCATTTATATTAATAAAATATTAAAATGAGGGTTTATTTATATATTTATTACTTATATCTTTTATTGATAGCGGGGCTTCATGATAATCCATATACGCAATGCCTCCTATATCATTATTATTGGTTGAACCAACTTGTAATAATTCGTCCTTGGTTATAGAATAACTAACTGTATTTTTATAATTTCCAACTAAATTACTATTAATAAATAGGTCTACTTCTCCATAATTATTATTAATTACAATATGATTCCACCTTTGATATAATATGTTACTCGACCTATATAATACAACTTGTGTATTGTCCGGCTGATTGATTATTTCTAACGTTAATTCATTTTTGTCGTGATTAAAATACATGGATGGGCGATTACCATATTGTATAATTATATCCTTTCCTCTCATGGTTGAACTTGGATTTAGATAAACCCAAAATGATAAACTATAATTATAATTATTATTACTTAAATCTTTTACAAAGTTTTTTGAAAAATTAGAATTATTAAAGGTTGCTAAATATAACATTGATTTTTCATAATAAGACATTAGTGTTTTTTGTTTTTCTACGATACCATTTATATATTTTCCAATGTCACCATTACTCGTCTCTCTATTTTTAATATTATCATTTATTTCTGGATTAGACCACATTGCTTGTTGTAAAATATATTTATCATAATCGTCAATAGTAAAATGAATTGGGAATGTTTCATCTGTCAATACAGTTGTAAATCCTTCTACTTCTTTTCCCTTATATATTGCTCGTGTTAATCTATCTAAATACGCGGGCATTGTGCCGGCAGAATCCATAGTATCGCTTTCATTAAAGGATAAATCATATTTCACTGTTTTTTGTTCCTGTAATTTATAAAGGGCTCTCTCGTAAAAGGGTTTTGAGTTTACTATTTTTTCATTTAAATCATTTTTTGATAATGCGTCTATATGCGAGTTTAAATAAACCGGTTTACCGACAATCACTATATTGCTTTCATTATTTTTAAATTTAAAAAAATAGGTAAACAAATAAATAACACTTATAAGTATTAAAATTACAAATAATATAAATACGGTTGTTGGAGTATTTTTATAATCTTCTTTCATAAAATCTATAAAATCACTGATTAAACACGGTATATAAAAAATTAAATTTTTAAAAAAATCCAAAACGGGTGTTCCAGTATCCGTTTTATACATGCCTGTATAAGAATTAATTATCGCCAATACAATCACTAATGATATAAGTGTAAATGTTGTTGAAATATTAAGACTTGTTAAAAATAGACTAATGACTAAATTATATAAAATGTAAAATGCTATAAATAATGAAAAAATAAGTAACAATACTTTAAAATAATTACTTGTATAGGATGTGATTTCAAATTGTAAATTATAATATTTTTCATCATCATTGAACTTTCGAAATGTAAAAAATAAAACATAGGAAAATAATATAATATAAATAAAAATCATAGGAATATTTGCGTAATCTAAAATTTTATATGGATTATAGAAAAAAATAATATACCCTACAATAATCATAAATACAATTAAAAATACCAAAAATGATGGTAGAAGTATATCGGCTGTTTTACTATAATCATTCAAATCTCTTAATGCGTCTCCTATTAATGAGGGATATTCGCCCCATGGTTTTTTACTTAGATTAAATGTAAATGTTTCAAATTTAGTAGGTTTGACAGACATATTATTTATTTATATTAAATATTCATATTAAATATTCTCTAATGAAGTTTTTTTCCCATGACAATTTCTACACAATGCTATTAAATTAGAAATATCATTACTTCCGCCTTGGTCTAATCTTATTGTATGGTCAACCTCAAACCATGCTGTTAACTTCTCTTTACAATCTCCGCATTTCCAATTTTGGTTTGAAGCTACAAACTTTTTTTTTGTTTCGCTGACGCTTCTTTTATGCGTTCTACTACTTTGAGATAATCGGTCACTTCCTCTCTCTTCATTCTGGTTATAGGATAATAGGGGTGAAATCATATCCTTTGTTCCTTTATCTATTGGCATAACATTTATATATTGATTTAATGCTTTTACTGTATTCACACCTTGTATTGGGTTTCGTTGAACTACTAAATAAAATCCTAGACCAACCACTAAAATGCCTGCCATTTTATAATATTTTTTATATGAACTGAATGAATTTAAAAGAAAGTTATCATGATACGTATTATATGCTAATAAACCAGTAATTATTAAAATAATAAAGGATATACTCATTTATATATATAATAAATAATTATAATAAGAATAATAACAATAAATAATATATGTTTTATCCATTTCTTATATATCCGATTATCCTGATATAGTGCCAAATAAAACTTATCCATATAGGCGTTATAATTTACATAGGGTTTATTGGTTTCAATGTTAAAATCTCTATATATAAAATAACCGTAATCCATCATTGTCTCTCTTGTATCATAAAAACTTTCAATTGGGTATTTTTTAATTATTTTAAAAAGAGTGTCCTGATATTCAGGTGGTATAAAATAAGGTATGGCATCAAACAGTATTTTAATCTTTTTCTTGTTAGGTTTGCTAGGACTATAATAATAACAAGAAAAACATATGTAATTAAATAATAAATCCAACTTGGGTATAATCATTAAATATAATATATAAAAAGTTTATAATATTTACATTATGGACCAAAAACTATTATGTAATAATTGCGGAAATTACGGGCATCTCTTTTATAATTGTAAAAAACCTATTACAAGTTTCGGAATCGTATGCTATCGATACACAGACAAAATTGAATATTTATTGGTAAAACGAAAGGATAGTCTTGGTTATGTTGATTTTTTGAGAGGAAAATACAACGAAAATAATAACTTTCAATTAAAAAACATTATTAATGAAATGACTGAAACAGAAAAGCATGATATATTAAATAAACCCTATACTGAATTATGGGACAAATTATGGAATAAAGTGAATGATAGATATGATTCAAAAAACGAGGACAAATATAATTATGTAGTGCTTCATAAAAAGGAATTATTTAATACAACTACAAAATGGAGTGAGCCTGAATGGGGGTTTCCAAAGGGACGACGCAATTATAAAGAAAAGGATTTAGAATGCGCACTCAGAGAGTTTGAAGAAGAAACAGGTTATCATAAAAATAATTTAATTATAATTAAAAATTTAAATCCATTTGAAGAAATATTTACAGGGTCCAATTTAAAATCGTATAAGCATAAATATTTTTTAACCAAAATAGAAGTAAATGATTCTTTACTTGATACTACATACCAGAAAAGTGAAATTGGAGATATGAAATGGTTTTCATACGAAGAATGTTTAGAAAAAATAAGAGACTATAATATTGAAAAAATACAAATATTAAATTCAATTCATCAATTATTAAAAAATTATAACATTTTTTAAATATAATGGAAGTTTATAAAAAATTAAGATTAAAGGAATATAAAAATCAAAAATATTTCGAAGATAACCCTACCTATGCTTTACCTTATCCACATTTAGATGACCCTAAATTACAAAAAAAACTTACACTAAAAAAGGAGTTTAGCTATAAATATGACGGTGAAATTAAAGATGTTTCAACGCATGCCAATATTATATGTAAGCATAACGAACAGTTTGAATTATCGCCCCACCAAGAGTTTATAAAAAGGTTCATATCCTATCAAAGCCCGTATAATGGTGTTTTATTATATCACGGATTAGGAAGTGGTAAAACATGTTCTGCTATAGGTATCACTGAATCCATAAGGAAATTTTCAAAATATATACATAATTTTAAAAAAATCATAATCATAGCATCCCCCAATGTTCAAGAAAACTTCAAGTTACAATTATTTGACCCCTCTAAGTTAGTTAAAAAAAATAATAATTGGTCGATTCATGGGTGTTTAGGCAATTCGCTAATAGAGGAATTAAATGTATATCAAATAAATAATTTAACACACGAAGACCTTAGCCAAAAAATACAGCGCTTAATAAATAGTTATTATGAGTTTACGGGTTATATTGAGTTTGCTAATCGTATTCAAAAATGTATAACAGTCCAGGATGGCGGCGTCAATGAACGAGTAACACAAAAAAAGTTAAAATCTGAATTTGAAGACACATTAATTGTCATTGATGAAATACACAATATTAGATTAAACTCGGACATCAAAAATGATAAGAAGGTTGCCAAATCATTATATCAATTGGTCCAATATGTCAAATACTTAAAATTGGTATTCTTGACAGGAACGCCCATGTATAATGATCCCAAAGAAATCATATTTGTTTTAAATATTTTGAATATGAATGATAATAGGTCTATTATAGGGACTCGAGAGATATTTGATGAGAATGACAATTTTATCATGCGGGGTGGCGATGAAATAGGGAAGCAATTATTTATAATGAAGGCAAACGGTTACGTATCGTATGTTCGCGGTGAAAACCCTTATTCCTTCCCCTATTTAATCACACCAAGTATGTATAACGACCCGCATTCAATTAAGGTAATTGGCGCCTATCCTCGGGTCCAATTTAACACAAAAAAAATTACTCAGCCTATTAAATATTTGGATTTATATGTTAATCCCTTAAATGAAATACAAGAAGCGGGATACACTCATTTTTTAGAAAAGGTTAGCGAAAAGATAAAGGACCAGGAAGGGTTTGAAGAGACAGACTCATTTGGATATGGTATCATTCAATCGCCGATTCAAGCGCTTAATATTGTTTATCCAGATGATAATTCATTCCTTACAGGAAATGTAGGATTAAAAAGTGTAATGAATTATAATGAGAGACAAAATCCACCAAGCAAAAATAATTTCGAATATAAAAGATTAAAAAATATGTTCTCTTATGCTGAAATTGGCAAATATAGTCATAAAATAAAAGCAATACTAGACCGTATCATAAATTCCAAGGGCATTGTTTTAATTTATTCTGGTTATATTGATGGCGGCATTGTTCCATTAGCACTCGCACTAGAACATATTGGATTTACACGATATGGGGCCAAATCCAAAACCCTATTTAAAACGAAGCCCTATAAAGAAGGCGATTATGCGCCAATGAAAAAGTTTACATACTCTATCATTTGCGGCGAAAAAACATTAAGCCCGGATAACAATGAGGAAATTGAGGCTCTCACTCATGATAATGTAAATGGTGATAAAATTAAAGTTGTAATGATTTCACAGGCAGGAAGTGAGGGCATTGATTTAAAAAATATAAGACAGGTTCATATATTGGAGCCATGGTATAACATGAATCGTATAGAACAGATTATAGGCAGAGCAAGAAGAAACTGTAGTCATAAAGAATTACCCTTGGACGAGAGAAATGTAGAAGCCTTTTTACACTGTAGTTCATTGAATACCGGCATTGAATCCATGGATATGTATTTATACAGATTATCTGAGAAAAAATCCATTAATATCGGTAGGGTCTCTCGCGTATTAAAATCGGTTGCGGTCGATTGTATCTTGAATAAAGAACAACAATTATTCGCACGTATGAATCAAACAATTAAACTTACCTTAAGTGACTCTAAAAAGATTGATTATATTGTGAAGGACGAACAATTTACATCCTTGTGTGATTATAGCGAT